ACTGAAAAATGGTGTCGTGACCGTGCCATTTATCTGGCACTCATGGAATCAATCCACATTGCTGATGGCAAAGATGAAAAAAAGAATAGGGATAGCATTCCATCTATTCTCTCTGATGCCCTCGCCGTAAGTTTCGATAATCATGTTGGACATGATTATCTTCAAGACTATGAACAAAGATACGAATCATATCATAAAAAGGAGGATAAAATTGAATTTGATCTTGAATACTTTAACAAAATTACCAAAGGCGGTCTCCCTAACAAAACTCTTAACATCGCTCTTGCTGGTACGGGTGTCGGCAAGTCTCTATTCATGTGCCATGTGGCTAGCTCCGTCTTGCTCCAAGGGAGGAACGTTCTGTACATTACGATGGAAATGGCAGAAGAACGCATTGCTGAAAGAATTGATGCAAACCTCCTGAACGTTCCCATTCAAGATATTGTAGAACTACCCAAGAATATCTTTGAGACTAAGGTAAATAATCTTGCTAAGAAAACTCAGGGAACTCTAATCATCAAAGAGTATCCAACTGCTTCTGCTCACGCAGGACACTTCAAGTCTCTTCTGAATGAACTTGCACTGAAGAAATCATTCAAACCTGATATTATCTTCATTGACTACTTGAATATCTGTTCTTCCAGTAGGTATAAAGGTAATAGTAATATCAACTCTTATACCTTCGTAAAAGCAATTGCAGAAGAACTCCGTGGTCTTGCTGTGGAATTCAATGTTCCTATCGTAAGTGCTACTCAGACAACTCGTTCTGGTTATGGTTCTTCTGATGTGGAACTAACTGATACTTCAGAATCATTCGGTCTACCTGCGACTGCTGACTTGATGTTTGCCTTGATTTCAACCGAAGAACTTGAGGGACTTGGGCAGATTCTTGTAAAACAACTTAAGAATCGTTATAATGACCCTACCATTCACAAACGTTTCGTGATTGGTATTGATAGAGCAAAGATGCGTCTTTATGACTGCGAACAATCTGCTCAGAATGATATCCTTGACAATGGAAAGGATGAAGAGTATGATTATGAAGAAAAGAAACCTAAAAAATCATTTGAGGGATTTAAATTCTAATGACTATTGACCTTAATAAGTATGTTGAGTTCGTTAATACCACTACCTCTAATCCTAGTAAAGACCACACATCTTTCATCAATCGCCTTATGGAACTACGGGAACAAGAGTTTCCTGCCGAGCGACTGCTTACTGCTGCTGTAGGAATGTCTGCTGAGGCAGGTGAGTTTACTGAGATTGTGAAGAAGATTGTTTTCCAAGGCAAACCAGTCACTGAAGAAAATCTATTTCACTTGAAGCGTGAACTTGGTGATGTGATGTGGTATGTTTCTCAAGCGTGTTTAGGACTTGATATTTCTATTGAGGAAGTAATTCAAATGAACTTTGAGAAACTGAGTGCTCGTTATCCTGAGGGTGCTTTTAGTATTGAACGTTCAGAAAATCGTGTGGAGGGAGACCTGTGACTGAAGAAAAACTAGTAACAATTAAAATGAATGCTCGCACAGCAGCAGCAGTTCGCCAAGTGCTGTTTGATGCTCAAAAAGGATACACTTACAATGAAGCAAGTGTTCCTCCTCGGGTGACTAATATCCGTGGAGTAATTCAAGACCTTGACGATAATATTGGTGCTGTTCTTGGTGTTTGACCCTTCGGGGTCTTTTTTTATAAATAACTAAAAAAGTAATTTGTAAAAATGGATCCTAAAGAACTGCGCGGTTTATACGAAGCATATTCTGAAGTTTATGTTTCCCAAGAAAAAAAGGAAAATACTGAAGTTGTTGATGAGGGTAAACTTCCATTAGATAAAGAAAGAAGAGATAGAATTGGCAGACAAATTGGTAGAAGAACTGCTAGCAGTTCCCCCAAAAAATATGATCAAATGGATAAAATGTCTGGAGCATTAAAGTCTGCCCAGAAAACACAAAACAATGAAGAGTTTGATATCTTTGATACTGTTCTTGAGTTTCTCCAAGCAGAAGGATTTGCAGAAACTCTGGAAGAAGCGGAGTGGATTATGGCTAACATTGTTGATGAAGAAGTGATTGATGCCATTCTTAATGGAGAGCAACTTAATGAACTCTCCAATCGCAAGTTACGTGCTTACATCAAAAAGTCGGATAAAAGTCATCAAGATTTAAATAAGAAGTGGGACCAAGGAACCGCAACTTATCAGGACAAATATAAATCTATTAATCGTGAGCAAGGACAAGAGAGAGCATTTAAAACTCTAGATAAGAGAACTGGTAAATAAATTATCACTAAAGGTTTTTTGACCCACTTGACTAAAAGTCAAGTGGGTTTTATAATATGTTCATCGGGGAATTAGCTCAGTTGGTAGAGCGCCTGCTTTGCAAGCAGGATGTCAGCGGTTCGAGTCCGCTATTCTCCATTTCTAAATACTTAAAAAGTATTAAAAAATAAATGGCCTTATTAAAAAAAGAAGATCTTTTGAAAAGGGGCAATTATGATACCTTTGTGAAAAAATTTCTTGGACTTGACGGAAAAGAAAATAAATTTTTAACAAAAGAAGGTATTTTTGTACCCATAGCTCTTGTTTTGGATATCAATGGAAAGCAGTATGCTTATGAAACTACGGAGAAAAAAATATTTAAAGAAATATTATCTAGAGTAGAGGAAGCTGCCGGTGTAAAGGGAACAAAATCATCAATAGAACTTACTGGAAAATATGAAAACACTGGGAGAATTACTACTGTTAAGATTGCTGACTTGGAAAAAACGGGTGAGTTTGGTGGACAAGGGGCAGGATCTGGAAAAAAAGAAAATCTTGGATTAGTATTTGAAAGAGAATTTTATGACTCATTAGTTAATATATTAAATTGTGAGGGTAAGCGTGGTAAGTATCACGAACAAGCAAAAAAAATAGTTGAGGACTTGGGAAAAGAATATAAAGCACCACTTAAAGAAGTTATTGCTGTAGGCGAATTAAATCAAAAGAGACCTTTAAAAGTTGCTAAAAGAAACCTATCAATAGGTAATGGGGAGGAAAATATTGGGAAAACAGTTACTGATATTACGTTGATATTTGGAAATAAGGAATCTTATCTATCTTTGAAATTTCAATCAACTCTTGCGTTTGCTAATATTGGAATTCAAAGTATTTTTACTGAAAAATCAGTGAATGATTATAATCTAAATGATACTGCTAAAAATATTTTAGAGGTATTTGGGTTGAGTGAAACTGATTTTTGCTCAACATTCAATAATTATCCACATAGTAATAAAATTCAAAATCATATGCAGGATGTTACTAGAATATGTGATAAGAATGCAATTACTAAATTACTAAGACAAATGATGGGATATGGGTATGTTATGGTTCATGGTAAGGGAGCAGGAAAAGTTGATATTTATGAGGTAGATGTGCAATACTTAAATAGATCTACTAATTTAGTTGGATCTATTACTGCTTATTATGGTGGGACTACTGGTACTGGAAAAAAAGTTATTGTAGATTGCTCTTCGTCTTTATATAATTTTCAGTTTAATTTCAGAAACAAAGCAGGAAAACTTTATCCATCTCACATCATGTGTGACTACAAAAAGAAATAATAAATATAAGTATATCAAGACATAATATGAAGAGTTTTTTCCAATTTCTAAATGAGGCAACTCAATCGCAAGCATCTATGCAAGCGAAGAAGTTAAACCTCAAGAGCGACGGTCACGGCGGTTGGTTAGACAGTCGTGGAGAATTTGTTGCGAAAACTGAAAAGGGGAAACTGGTATTTTATGATAAGGGTAGAGTAGAAGGCGGAAAAGACCAACCGAAAGATACTGCTACTGCAACCGCAGCAACAGAAAAACCAGCAGCGAAACCAACTGTAGCACCGGCATCAAAAGCACCTGCAAAAGCAGCATCGCCTGAAGAAGGTACTGCAGATGCTGACACATTAACTGTTGCCTTCGGACGTTTTAATCCACCAACAGTAGGACACGAAAAACTTCTAAAAGCAGCAAGAAAAGCAGCAACTGGTGGAGACCTAAAGATTTATCCTTCAAGAACTCAGGACCCCAAGAAAAATCCTCTTGACCCTGATATGAAGATTTCGTTTATGAAAAAGATGTTCCCTGATTTTGAAGAGAACATTATCAATGACCCAGAGATGAAATCAATCTTTGATGTATTGGTTGCAGCAAATGAATCGGGATATGCAAATGTAAATATTGTTGTAGGTTCTGATAGACAATCTGAGTTTGAAAATCTTGCCCAAAAGTATAATGGCGACCTTTATGAGTTTGATTTAATCCGTGTCATTTCTGCTGGTGTAAGAGATGCTGATGCTGAAGGTGTAGAAGGAATGTCAGCATCTAAGATGAGAAAGGCGGTGATTGAAGATGACTTCGATTCATTCCGCAGAGGAACACCAAAAACATTGGATGATGGAGATGCTAAAGCACTATTTGATGCTGTCCGTCAGGGAATGGGCGCAAAGAAGAAAAAGAAAGTTGCTGAGATGTGGGAGATTGCTCCAAAGTATGACGTAGAAACTCTTCGTGAGAATTATATTAGAGGTAAGATTTTTAGAATTGGTGATATTGTAGAGAACTTAAATACTGGTCTTGTTGGTGAGATTATCCGTAGAGGAACAAATTATCTTATCTGCGTGACTGAAGATGAGTATATGTTTAAGTCTTGGATACGTGATGTAATGGAATATACTGAAGTGAAAATGGATAGTATGTACCGAGCACCAGGAAAACCAAATACTTTAGTTGGAACAACTGGATATTTGAAATATTCTGCAAAACAAACGCCCGGATCTACTTTAGGAAAAGAGAATATGCAGAAAGGTGGTAGAGCGTTCTTGGATTTCATAAATAAGTATAAGGCAAAGAAAGTAAGTACTTATTAAGATGTCCAATAATCCTCTGAACAATATTTCCAGAGTGTATCTGGAGCAGGTCGCTGTTAATGAAGCACAGTCTTTACCTCCAATGGAAAGACTGAAGACTGATAGGGATATGTTTAGTATTCCTAAAGGTGAAAGGGATGCTGCGAGAGAGAGACTGCTTGCTAAAGCAAAGGCAAAGCGTGAAGCATTGAAAAATGAAGAGAAGGATCCATTTGGAAGACCCGGTGGAAAATATGGAGGTGTTCCCAAAAAGGGTGGTGGATATGATAGAGGTTATCAAGCAATGCAGAAAAAACTTAAAGAGTTGGATAAATTAAAAAAAGAAGAAACTGAAATTGAAGAAGCGGTGAAGG